CCCAACGCTCCACATCAGTACCAGCTGGCTTTGGTATCGCCTTGAACTTCCGCTCAAGCAACGCCAAGCCCTCGTCGTCCAGGCCCATGCCCGGACAGGAAGGGATAGTGTCCCAGGTAGCGATCTCCGCCGCATGCCGGAAGGAAAAGAGCATACGCTCCACGATCTGGTCGACGACGGAACTGGCTGAAATCAGCCTGATCCGCCCCTCCTTGATCTTCTTCCCGGTATGCACCTCCTTCTTTGGGAAAATCCTGATCGGGTCTTGCAACCCCGCATCAATCAGATCCTGCGCTGACCACGTGTTGAAGGCTGCTTCGGGCGCATACTTCAAAAGAAGCATACGCTCACAGCACATCTCCACCACGTATTCCACACCGACACCGGTGAGGAACGCCTGATTGTCCTTGAAGGACAGACAATAAGGCAGGCCAGGGCTTGACACAGCTTTGATGTTGCGGGTCTGCGTAGCACCGATGGAAAGCCACCTCTCCTCTTCATCGAAGGGAAATGGCTCCACATCCGGATACTCTGCAATCACCGCATCCAACACCTGTGCCAACAAAGAAGGGTCAGGCCCAGCGTTTAGTTGGAACGCTTGGGCGTGGGCGTAGAGGCTCCTTCTTTCTGCTTCTGCGGACCGGGGCGGGAGGTGCCAGTCGCTGAGCTCCGGGCAGACTTCTTTCCCGTAGGCAAGGGTTCTGCTTGGCTTAACGTCTGGACACCCACCGATCGGCCCGCAGGAAGCGAACTCTTCAAAGGGCCCGTAATGACGGGTTCCTCCTCCGATGCTCGCGTCTGCAGGCAGGGGGGGCTTGAGACCCCGAGAGTGAGACTGGGTCCAGAAGGCTTCTCCCCCACGGGAACGAAACTTTCCGGTTGTCCAAGAGGCTTTGTCGGGGCCTCTGGACGCAATCTCTGCTCTCGCCTCATTGAAGATACGAACTCCGAGGTCTTTGGAGTTCGTCCCAGAAAATCCGGCAAGGGTGGGGCCTCGCCGTATCCTCCGAGGGCAGACAATCCGTTCACATCCTGCAGCACCAAATGAGGTGCCGCCATGGGCGTCGTCTCTCGTGTGTCCATCCCACCGTTAGACTGGGC